TGTTCGCGTACTCACGTGCATAAAAAAATCCTGAAAAATCAATTATGAACCGTGGCCCGAAGCGCAAGCCGACCGCCCTGCACGTGGTCGACGGCACGTTCAAACCGAGCCGCCACGGGGAGATTGAGGCATCGGAGCCGCAGCCCGCGGGCCAGCTCGAAAAGCCGAAGTGGCTGAAGCAGCGCGTCGGCGGCCAAGTCTGGGACGAGTGGGCGCCGGAGCTGACCTGGCTCAAGCGCATCGACAGCGAGAAGTTCGCCGGGTGGTGCAAGCTGGCTCAGGCGGTGCGCGAGCGCGATCCGTTCGACATCCCGGCGGCCTACTGGTCGCAGTGGCGCACCATCGCGTCCGAGCTGGGCTTCGATCCATCTGGGCGAGCGCGCATCGGTGCCAGTGGCAAGCCGAAAACAGTCGACCCGACGTCGAAGTTCTTCTAAGAAGCCGGCCGATCCAGTCGAGCGTTACGCGCGCGAGGTCCTCGACGGGAAGCTCATCGCCGGCCCGCATGTGCGCGACGCCTGCGCGCGGCACCTGCGAGACCTCGAGCAGCAGAAGAAGCGTGGCCTGGTGTGGAGCTGGAACCACGCCGCGTGGGTGTTCGAGTACTTCGAGCGCGTGCTGCGGCTGAACGGCGGCGAGTTCGAGGGGCAGCCATTCGAGCTCGCGCCCTGGCAGCAGTTCGTCGTCGGCTCGCTGATGGGATGGCGCGATACTGACGGCTTCCGCCGCTTCCGCGTGGCCTACATCGAGACGGGGAAGGGCAGCGGCAAGTCGCCGCTGGTCGCAGGCCTCGGCCTGTACGGGCTGACGTCCGACGGCGAGGCGCGCGCCGAGATCTACGCCGCGGCGGTGAAGCAGGACCAGGCGAAGGTGCTGTTCCGCGACGCCATCGCCATGGTGCAGCAGTCGCCAGCGCTGTCCGAGCGGCTCGGGATCTCGGGCGGGCAAGACCCGCACAACATCGCGCACGAGGCGAGCGGGAGCTTCTTTCGTCCCATCAGCTCGGAGGAGCGGGGCCGCGGCCAGTCCGGCCCGCGACCGCACATCGCGCTGCTGGACGAGATCCACGAGCACCCGACCAACGCCATGGTCGAGTTCCTGCGCGCCGGCACGAAGTCCCGGCGCCAGGCGCTCATCCTGATGATCACGAACAGCGGCGCGAACCGGCGCTCGCCGTGCTTCGAGTACCACGAGTACGCCGCGAAGGTGTGCCGCGGGGACATCGAAGACGACGGCATGTTCGGCTACGTATGCGCGCTGGACGAGGACGACGACCCGTTCGTGGACGAGTCCTGCTGGGTGAAGGCGAACCCCAGCCTGCCGGTGGTGCCTGGGTACAAGTACCTGCGCGAGCAGGTGCGCGAGGCCAAGGGCCTGCCGTCGAAGGAGTCGATCGTCCGACGGCTCAACTTCTGCCAGTGGGTGGACGCGGAGAATCCGCTGTTCGCGCGCGACGTGTGGCTGGCGGTATTGCACGACCTGAACCTCGAAAGCTACCGCAAGCGCCGCTGCTGGGCCGCCATCGACCTGTCGGGCAAGGCCGACCTGACGGCCATGGCCATCGCGTTCGAGGCGGAGGACGGTGGCCTCGACGTGTTCGTCGAGTACTGGACGCCGCAGGACACCCTCGGCGAGCGCGAGGGCCGCGACCGCGCGCCCTACGCGCGCTGGGTGCGCGAGGGCTTCCTGGTGGCGACGGCCGGCAAGTCGGTCGACTACGCCTGGGTCGCGCGCCGCATCAGCGACGTGCGCGAGCAGTTCGACCTGCAGGCGCTGGCGTTCGACCGGTACCGCATCGAGGACCTCGAGCGCGAGCTGGACGACGCCGGCGTGGAGCACCACCGGCAAAGCGACAAGTACGGCGTCGGCCTGCTCATGATCGAGCACGGCCAGGGCATGAAGGACATGTCGCCCGCGCTCGAGGAATTCGAGGGGCGGGTGCTGAACGGCCGCGTGCGGATCCACCGTAATCCGGTGACCACCATGTGCGCCTCCAACGCTGTGGTCGACCAAGACCCAGCCGGGAATCGCAAGTTCAACAAAGCGAAGGCGACCGGCCGCATCGACGGCATGGTCGCCATCGCCATGGTGGTCCGGATCGCGACGATGCAAGACAACACGCCGAGCAACATCTACGACGAGGTCGAGCTCGCGTGAGCTGGTTCTCTCGCCTGTTCGGCAAGCGCAACAGCGGGCTGCCGGCCAACCAGGGCGATCCGGTGCTGCTGGACCTGCTGGGCGGCCCGCCGAACCGCTATGGCGTGGCCGTCACGCCCGAGACCGCCATGCGCGTGGCGGCCGTGTTCTCGTGCGTTCGGATCCTGGCGGAGTCGATCGCGGCCATGCCGCTGATGCTCTACCGCCGAGTCGGGGACGACAAAGAGCGGGCGACCGATCACCCGCTGTATCGCGTGGTGCACTCCCGGCCGAACGCCTACCAGACCACGTTCGAGTTCCTCGACCAGATGGTGACGAACGTGGCGCTGCGCGGTTGGGGCGCGGCCGAGGTCCAGGTGTCCGCCGCCGGCGGCCGCCAGCTGGTACCGCTGGACGTCGACCGGCTGCAGGCCGCCCTGATGGACGACAACTCGGTGGCCTATCGCTACTGGGCGCCGAATGGTCCACGGATCTTGCTGCAGGACGAGGTGCTGCGCGTCATGTACGCCACGAAGGACGGCGTGACACCCATCTCGCCGATCCGCGCCCAGGCCGACACCATCGGCGGCGCGATCGCGGCGCAGCGCTACACCGCCGGATTCTTCAAGAACGGCGGGCGGCCGCCGGGCTGGCTGGAGCACCCGTCCCACTTCGAGAAGGACGAGATGCGGCGCCGGTTCCGGACCAAGTTCCAGGAGCAGTTCTCTGGCGAGGACGCCGGCGCGACCCCGCTGCTCGAGAACGGCGTGAAGTATCACGAGGTCGGCGTCTCGAACGAGGACGCGCAGCTGCTCGAGCTGCACAAGTGGAACGTCGCCGACATCGCGCGCATCTACCGCGTCCCGCTGGTGCTGCTGTCAGAGACCGAGAAGTCGACCAGCTGGGGCACGGGCATCGAGTCGTTCCAGCTGTCGTTCGTGACCCACACGCTGCGGCCCTGGCTGGTGCGCACCGAGCAGGCGCTGTCCCGGGACCTGCTGACCGAGCGCGAGCAGCAGGAGTACTTCTTCGAGTTCAACCTCGACGCGCTCCTCCGCGCCGACGCGCTGACGCGCGCGCGGGTGTACGAGATCCACCGCCGGATCGGGACGATGAGCGCGAACGACGTGCTTCGCAAGGAAAACCAGAACGTGATCGGCGAGCAGGGCGACGTCTACGGGGACATGAATCCCCACCAGTCCGCCGACCCGTCCGCAGACGACCCGCAAGGCAAGCAAGAGGGCTAGGCCAATGGCTGACGACATCGAGCGGCGCTACATCGTCGCGCAGGACCTGGTGCTCGAGGAGCGCGACGGCAAGACGCCCACCATTCGGGGCCATGCCGCCGTGTTCGATCAGCTGAGCGAGGACCTGGGCGGCTTCCGCGAGCAGATCGTGCCTGGCGCCTTCACCGAGGCAATCCAGAAGGACGACGTGCGCGCGCTGATCGACCACCTGTCGCACCTCATCCTCGGGCGGAATGCCGCCGGCACCCTGCGCCTGTCCGAGGACGCGCATGGTCTCGCGGTCGAGATCGACCCGCCAGACACCAGCTACGCGCGCGACTTGCTGGTATCCATGAAGCGCGGCGACATCACGCAGATGAGCTTCGGCTTCACCGTGCGCCCGGGTGGCCAGGACTGGGCGAAGGACGACGAGGGACGCTACATCCGCACGCTGAAGAAGCTGCGGCTGTTCGACGTGTCGCCTGTGACGTTCCCGGCCTACCCGCAGACCGACGTCGCCGTGCGCGCGCTCGGTGAGTTCCGCGCCGCCGAGGCGCCCGCGCCGGCGGACACCCGCTGGCGGAACGAGATCCTGCGCCGCCGCCTGACCCTGGCCGGCTGACCACATTCCATTCTCTGGCGCACCGCGACTGTCGCTGCACGCGGCGGGCGCCTTTTAACCATGCTGCGTGCAGCAATAACGAGGGCTGATACATGAACCTGAACAAGCGACTGGCGAAGCTCCGCGAGGAACGAGCCGCAACGGTCGTGGCGCGCGAGGCGCTGCTGCAGAAGGCGGAAACCGAGGAGCGTGGACTCACCGATCCCGAGAAGGCCGAATTCGACACGGCCGACACCCGGCAGAAGGATCTCGACAAGGAGATCCGCCAGCTGGAGGACCTCATCGCGGCTCAGAAAGCCAAGATCGACACCCGCATGGATCCCGATCCGAAGGCGGGCAAGTGGGGCGACAACGAGGTGCGCGTGCGCTACTCGGCGCGCGCCATGGCGGAACTCGGCGGCAAGGCCAACGAGGAGCGCGCCTTCGAGTTCGGCATGTGGACCCGCGCCATGATCTTCGGCGACCAGCGCGCCGCCAGCTGGTGCACCGACCGCGGCATGGACATCCGTACCGCGTCGGAGAGCGTCTACAGCTTGGGCGGCGCCCTGGTCCCTGACCAGTTCGTGAACTTCATCATCGACCTGCGCGAGCAGTACGGCCTGGCGCGCCAGCTGCTGCGCGTGATGCCGATGGCCGGCGATACGCTGACCATGCCGCGGCGCACCGGTGGCGTCACCGCCTACTTCGTGGCCGAGAACGGCGCCTTCACGGCGTCGGACAAGGGCTGGGACGGTGTGACCCTGACCGCGAAGAAGCTCGGCGCGCTGTGCAAGCTGTCGACCGAGCTCGCGGAGGATGCGGTCATCGACGTGGCGGCAGATCTCGCGCGCGAGCAGGCCTACGCGTTCGCCGTGAAGGAGGACGATTGCTGGCTGAACGGCGACGGCACCTCCACCTACGGCGGTATCTGGGGTATCCGTTCGAAGATCATCGACGGCACCCACACCGCCGGCGCGGTCGACGCCGCGTCCGGTCACGATACCTTCGCCGAACTGGATGCCGACGACTTGGTCAAGGTGCGCGGCACGCTCCCGATCTACGCCGAGCGGAACGCCCGCTGGCTGTGCTCGAAGATCGCGAAGGCCCTGGTGTTCGACGCCCTGGCGGTCGCGTCCGGCGGTAACACCATCATGACGGTGGGCGAGCGCCCGCGGCCGACCTATCTCGGTGACCCCATCGAGGTCAGCCAGTCCATGCCGACCGCGCAGACCGACATCTCCGACACCGCGATGATGCTCTACGGCGATTTCTCCCTGGCCTCCACCATGGGCGACCGCCGCGGCTTCTCGGTGCAGGTGCTGCGCGAGCTCTACGCCGCGAACGGCCAGATCGGCGTCCTCGGCTTCGAGCGCTTCGACATCGTCAACCACGACCTGGGCAGCAACAGCGCCGCAGGCCCCGTGGTGGCGCTCATCGGCGAATAACCGAACGCCGCGCCTCGACAATTGAGCCATGAGCCCGTCTGACCGCGGGCTTTCTCATTTCTGGGAGATCACAAATGCAAGCACCCGCCAAGCGCGGCGTCCTGGTGACGCCGGCCTCTTTCACCAACGGCGCCACCGCCTCGGGCTACATCGACACCCGCGGCTTCGATTACCTCGAGATCGAGGTCACCGCCGCCACCGCCAACGTGGTCAGCAACAGCCCGTCGGTGCTGAAGCTGATGGAGTCGGACGACACCGAGACCACCAACTTCGCCAACATCAGCGGCGCGGTCGGCGGCACCGACTTCACCATCGGCAACGACTTCACCAGCCTGCCGAACCAGCGCGTGTTCGGCGTGGCGCTGCAGGGCCGCAAGCGGTACATCCGCTGCGACGTGTCCCCGCGCACCACGCAGATCATGAGCATCACCGGCCGGCTGAGCTGCGGCGAAGAAGCCCCGGTCACCGCGTCGAAGGCCAACGTGCAGGCGCTGGTGCTCATCTGAGCGTGCGCCTGAATCTCGGGGGCGGGGTCATCCCGCTCCCGGGATACATCAACGTCGACCGCCGGGAGGGCCGCGAGGTCTACCCGCTCGACTACCTGGACGGCTCGGTCGATGAGATCCGCGCCTCGCACATCCTCGAGCACTTCAGCCACCGCGAGGTGGCGGCGGTGCTGCGCGACTGGGTGCGTGCGCTGAAGCCCGGCGGCCGGCTGGCCATCGCCGTGCCTGACTTCGCCGTGATCGCCCAGCAGTACGCCGCCGGCGCGCCGCTGCCGGTCGAGCCCTACGTGATGGGCGGGCACGAGGACGAGAACGACCGCCACGGCGCGCTGTTCGACGAGGAGCACCTCCGCGACCTGATGACCCAGGCCGGGCTGCTCGGGATCCAGCGTTGGCAGAGCAAGATCCAGGACTGCGCGTCGCTGCCCATCAGCCTGAACCTGTTCGGTTTCAAGCCTCCCGAGGCCTGGCCGCGCGTCACCGCGTGCATGAGCACGCCGCGGCTCGGCTTCATGGACAATTTCTTCTGCAGCTACCAGGCGCTCGCGCCGCTGCGGATCCGGTTCCGCAAGGTGACCGGCGTGTTCTGGGGCCCGTGCCTGACGCGCGCGATCGAGCAGTCCATCGAAGAGGATGCGCCCGACTACATCCTGACGATGGACTACGACACCGTATTCACGCGTTGGGACGTCGAGGCCCTGCTGTTCACGGCGATGCAGCACCCGGAGGTCGACGCCCTGGCCCCGCTGCAGGCGGCGCGCTCGAAGAAGACGGCGCTGTTCACCCTGGCGGACGAGAACGGCCAGTCACGCAGCCACGTGCCGCGCGACGAGCTCGCGGCCGACGTCGTCCGCGCGCGCACCGCGCACTTCGGCCTGACCCTGCTCAAGGTCTCCGCGCTCCGCGAGCTGCCGCGCCCCTGGTTCTACGGCAGCCCCGATCCCGAGGGGCGCTGGGGCGAGGAGCGCGTCGACGACGACATCGCCTTCTGGCACGCCTGGCGCGAGGCCGGCAAGACCCTGTACCTGGCGGCGCGCGTCGCCGTCGGCCACGCCGAGCTGATGGTGCGCTGGCCCAACCGCGACCTGGTCGCGACCTACCAACACCCGAACGACTTCGCCGAGCGCGGCAAGCCCGACGACGTCTGGAGATGAGCATGGCGAAGGCCCGAAGCAACACGCCCGAAGAAACCGCGGCCCAGCCGCCGGCGGAGACCGCCGAGTCGGCGCCGGTAGAGCGCGCAACCCAGCGCCCCCGCGAGCAGCGCGACGCGCCGCCCCGCAACGTCCGCATGACCGGCGTGCACGACTACTCGCGCGCGCGGCCGCGCCAGAAGCCGGTCGAGGTGGTGCGCGCCTGGCCGGGCGTGACGAACGGCCAGATGGTGGTCCTGCATCCGGCGCATCAGAAGCGCCTGCTGCGCGGCGGGTTCGTGAAGGAGGTGGTGTGATGCGTAAGGGATTCATCGCGGGGGCGGTCATCGCCCTGATGATTGCGGGCGTGTTGGCGGTCAACGCGGCTTCGGGCGGCAAGCTCGGCGAGCAGCTGTTCAACCTCGCGCGCGCCATCGCGGGCGAGCGTAACGCGAGCAGCATCACCGGCACGGACTACTTGTCGGTTTCGCCCGAGTGCAAGATGAGCGCCACCATCGACCTGTCGACGGACGCCAGCACCACGGTGTACGCGGGTCCGGCGCTTCTGTGCAATGTGTGGCTGTCGACCACGATCGGCACCGAAGCCGCGACCATCGACGACAGCTCCACGGCCAAGGTCACGTTGCCGCTGGCATTGCCGATCGGGTCTCACCAGTTCAACGGCGCGCGGTTCGACACGTCGCTGGTGCTGAATCCAGGCACCAACAGTACCGGCGTCATCATGCTGGAATATCGCCCGCTCGACTCCGCGCAGGTGACCTACTGATGCGGCTTGTCGCCTTCCTCCTGGGGGTCCTGTGCACGTTCCCTGCATGGGCGCTCGACCGCGAGGAGCTGTGGGTCCGCGCCGTCGCCGACTGTGCCGCGCAGAGCGGCGGCACGTGCGGCTCCGAGAATGGCTCCAGCTTCGCCAACGCTTACCGTGGATCGGCCGACATCGCGGTGTCCGGCTCGGATGGCACGGCCAACACCCTCGACCCGGGCGACAAGCTAACCTGGTGCATCAGGGTCGGCAGCTACTTCGGTGAC